ACTATTTAGAGATCAATTACAGGCAGGTGATCGAATAGTTATTAAAGGTATGACACACGTTGTAACAGATATTAGTAGTAATACTGCAATGAATATATCTCCAGGGTTTAGAGGTGTAGTTAATATAACAGGTACAAAAGTATCAAAGGTACAAGATTTAATTATTCCTCAAAACGAGTGGAATATTGATCGTTGTGACGGCACAGGACCCAGCGGTTACGAAATTGATGTAACAAAGATGCAAATGATCGGAATTCAATTTACTTGGTACGGTGCTGGATTTATTGATTGGATGTTGCGTGGTCCAGATGGCAACTATATATTCTGTCACAGATTAAAAGGTAACAACCTGAATACAGAAGCATATATGCGTACAGGTAATACTCCAGTTAGATATGAAGTATTAAACGAATCTGCTAGAAGTAAATTGGCTGCTAATATAAACTCAACTGTAACAGATATTGAATTAGATGACACAAAAGATTTCCCACAATCGGGCACTGTATATATTGCACCCGAAGTAATAAGTTATACATCAAAAAATGATACTACAAACACGCTTTCTGGTTGTACTAGAGCCGCTTCTCTAACCAACTTTGCAGGTGGTTCTTCCAGAACATATACCGGAGCAGCAGCATCTAGTCATACTGCTCAAGACGGTGTTATTTTAATATCAGGAACAACAAGTCCTATTATTAGTCACTGGGGTTCTGCTTATTTACTTGACGGAAAATTTGACGATGATCGTGGATATATCTTCTCATATCCAGCAGTAGGACTAGATCTAAGCACTACTAGACAAACAGCATTCTTAATTAGATTAGCCCCTAGTGTATCTAATGCAGTTACAGGCGATTTAGGAGAACGAGAACTACTTAATAGAGCACAGCTATTGTTAGATTCAGTATCTATTGCATCTGAAGCAAATGCATCAGGAGCGTTAGTTATTGAAGGAGTTATTAACCCACAAAACTATCCATCTAATCCCAATGGCATACAGTGGAACGGTTTGAATAACCCTACAGCAGGAGGACAACCAAGTTTTGCACAAATTGCACTAGGTTCATCGGTTGCATGGGAGGGCGGCGGCAGCTCGACAACTACTACTGCTACCATAGCAGGTCAGTTGAGTGCTAGTTTTACTTGTGTACTACCAGCAGACGATAGTCGTTATAATAACGATATTCAAAGTGGTAGAGACAGATTTTTCTTAACTGATTCAGACGCAGCAACAAGCGGAATTGAGGTAGGCGATGACGTTGGGAACAATTCATTTTTCCCTAGCGGAACTTTTATTGAGTCAATAGAAACAAATTGGAATAGTGATAGCGGAAATGTTACAAGATATAATACTTCGCAAGATGCAAATACTACTGTATCTAATGCTACAATTACGGTTGTAAAAGATAAAACAGCAGCAAGTTATAGTGGTTCAAACACATTGCCCTTTACCTCAACTTCCTGGACAGCTTCTGGAGCAAGTCAAGGTACTCGAGTTAGCCAAACTGAATTTCCATCTAACACACTTGTAGGTAGTGTAACATTAAAAAATATTGGTTCTACAAATTACTATCTTGTAACTTTTTCTCAGAGCTTCTCTGGGACACTAAATGCTGCCGGAACTGTAGAGTTTGACTTTACACAACCTCCGTATGCACAGCCAGGCGAAACGGTATTCTCATTCATTACAAATCCCGGTGAAAATGCTACATTAAGTTTAAAAGAGTTAAAAGAGTTAACCACAACTGCAATTGGCGGTCGCGGCACATTCCCTAATGGTCCTGATGTATTAGCAATTAATGTGTATAAAACTTCAGGTACTAACACAGTAGGAAATGTATTGTTAAGATGGAGCGAAGCGCAGGCTTAACCTGCGTCTCTTACAAATTTTTCTAAACGTAGTCTTAAACTAGCCATTTCAGTGATATATTCTTTTTGCTGTTTTGGCTTAATAAATCCATTAGCGTAACTGCTGTGAGACTCGTTGATTAAACTAGCATATCTCTCAAACTGTACTATAAGATTATTCATTTGACTTTTTGCTGCGGGCTGAGATATTTTTTCAGCCGTTGATTTATATCGTTCTAAGTCCTCAGCGAATCTGGCAATACTATGAAGTTTTAACATCTTGTTCTGTCTCAGGTGTTAACAAATAATAATCATTATCGTCAATTTTTCTATTACTAGCTTCGGTTATACTTCCGCTGCTTAAACATTCAATGCTAACTGGCATTAAACATGGCACATGAAAAACAGTACCTTCTTTCATATCAGCTTCAAACGATTTTCCGTTAGAGATATCAATATAACGTATCTTAAAAGTCCCGTCATTGATAAACCACGACTTAGATGCATTCTTATGGAAATGCATAGGAGTTTTACCTGGACCTCTAAACGATAAAATTCTTCCTGCGTAGCTGTCTGTTTCTGCCCAGACTACTTCGTATCCCCAACTGTGTTCTTTTACATTACTTGACATTTAAACCTCTAATAGATCTATTACTTGAAATACTGTTTCTAGTTTTACAAGATTAGTTTTATTTTGTAGTGTGTTACGTAATCCTTGATGTAAAGTTTTAGGCCATTTTCCAAAACTAACCCATGCATATCCATCGTGCTCGTTATTTAAAATTGGTAAAAATTCTTCTTTAACAACAATAAGATATGTATGAAAATTAAATTTAGAATCATTAGATACAAATGTTTCTAAGGGCATAACTTTTACAAAATTGGGAGTATTAGTTATTTCTTCTCGTATTTCTCTTTGTAATCCTTCAAAGGGAGTTTCACCGTTTTCGGTTCCGCCGCCTACAAGGCCCCAAGTACCAGCCGTTTTACCGTTAGCACGATGTAAGAATAAAAAACGTTTAGTATCTAGTGCATAGAATAACGCACCACTACCGATAATCTTGTCCATACAAGTAGTTATCCGTCTAAGCGTATAGTCCAGTCACCTTTGGCATATTCGCCGTCTACACTTAGTAGCCATTGGTCACCATCCCAGTAGTATTGTACCCCTGTATTTAGATTAGTAGTGTATAATGTTGTAATAGTAGTGCCATTATAAGGCAAATAATCCTTACTTGCATCAAACACAATATGCCAATTTGTACCATCATATTCGATAATATCGTTGGCACTCGCTACAAAGTCTGAATTATCTGTATTTTTCCAAGCATCTGCACCGTCTGCATTGCCAGTGTCGCCGATTCCGCCTAATAATAATAATCTTACACCGGCTTTACTAGTATCTGATTTAGGATCATATCTTAGAGGATCAATAATATAATCTACACTTGAATATTGATTTGCATCTCTTGCAGGACCTTCTATTGTATCATTACTAGGTAATGTATCTTTATCCCAATCTATAGAAAGTTTAGTTTCATCTAATGTATTAACTGTAAATCTTCCAGCAACTAGTCCTTGAATATCTGGCTTTCTTAAATATATAACACTAAGACCTGCTTGATACTTGCCTGTAAGTTCTCTAAAATAATCAGTCCATGTTAAATTGCTAGGCAAACCGTTGTCTAATATCTGTGCTTCACCATTTAGAATAAGAATTCTTTCTTGCAATGGATTTTTTACAATTGGTTTATTAATTCGTGTAACTTGTTTTCTTGGAGTTAATACTCCATCACCGTCATTTGGAAACGCTCCGGTATCAACTACTTCATTTTGCTCGCCACCATCTTCGAATGGTTGTGTATATCCACCAATACTAAACAAATTAGTACCTTCAAGCATTTTTTCAAAGTCGTAATATCCGTCGCCGTCAAATATACTAGTAACAATATTAGTAACAACACCAAGACGCTTAACCTTAGCAGGAGGACTAATATAAATCGGTGTACTAAATGTTAACTGTGCAACATCAATTTCACTGTCAACACCTACTGGTATTGAACGTGAACTAAAGTTTACTGAGTCTAACATTACTGTTGTTAAACTAGTCCAATCTAAATAGTTGTCTGTTGTTTGAATATCTAAACTAGGATTAAACAACATAAGAATCTGCTCCATAATTTGCAGTTTCATATCTGTATTTGTTGCCCATATATCTGCATTCATTGTAAGTTTATACGGAGTAGGCATTAAACGTTCTACAGTATACTGACGTCCTTGCTCGTCTGTGTATTCGCCTGTATTAGTATCCTTAATACGCTCTCTAACATGTCTTTTATTTGTATAACTAGCATCTGATGTGCGCTCTCTATCCATCTCTAAGCCTGTAATATATACTGCCATTCTTGGCGCACTAGGAATTTTATTTTCTGAATTATCACGTAAGATAGCACTTACTTGACGAGTTAAATCACCGTAAAGAACAGGTACTTGCTTTAAGGTGCCATCGCCTGTTTTGTAACTAAAGTTACTAAGCAATCGCATCATTTGTACAAGATACTTTCTTATCTGTCCGTCGTAAAAGTGCTCAGCCATTAGTTATCCGCCTTAGGTTTTAATACTTGAGAAAGTGCTTGACGCTGTTGCGTTCTTTCGTTGTGTAATGTTAAACTATACAATCCTGCATCTTTAACTGCATCTGCAGGTAGTGTAATCTTAACCCGTTGAGTTCCGTTGTCGTCATAACTTGTAAGCATACCTGGATGATCTGCAACTACAAATGGTAATCTAACAAATCCGTCTCTTGTTTCTGATGTATATTCTATTTGAATATATTTTGCAGTTGTATATGCAATTTCTGTATTAATTACTGTTTGACCTACACTTAAACGCACAAAGTCTTGTGCAATTGGTGTATTATATAGGAATGTGTCTACGTCATTGATAAACGAACCTCTTAATGTTTGTGTAGTACTGTTATTCATTGGAGCTCTCTTAACATCGTGTACTTTTAACCAACGCTTACCTTCATAACGGAACAAACGCTGAGGTAAGAAATCCGTTCTTAAAAAATAGTCACCTTCTACACTGTTTAATGGAAAACTAATACCACTACTAAAGTTACTACCGTTAGGAGCAAACTCGTCTCCTATAAGTAACCCTTTGTATCCTGTTACAGTTGGAGTTGCTCTATCAGTAACATTTCCTTGACTGTCTGTTTGCTCTACCTTTGCGCGACCTGTATTTTCATCAACTGCAAGTGTATAATAATTTTCGTCTACATCATAACCACTTTTAGGAGTGTTTGCTTCTGCTTCTGCGACTACAGCGTCATTAACTTGCATTTCTGCTTCAAACGTACTTAGTACATCACGTAATGTTCCATCTTCTGGATAATCTTCACTTGCAGGCAAGTCGAGAATGTCTTTAAATTCTTGACTATCAACAATCTGTTTAAGTTTTAGTCTATATAAATGCGGATACCAAGTAGGACTAAATCCTTCTGCTGCACGATTAATATCTTCAATAACGTAAAAACGTTTTAACGCAACACTAAAGTCATTTAGTGCATATTCATCTTTTAAGTGAGGCAATTCAATTACATCACCAGGCATTAGTTTACGTCCTATTGCTTCAACTGAACTTGTGATATGTACAGTCATAAACAATGTGTCGTTACTTAAAAACAATCCAAATTGGCTAAGATCAAAATCAATATCCTGTACATTATAAATGCCTCTAATAGTATAAACATCTGGATCGTATTTTCTATCACGGTTTTCTAAAAACAACATATCTTGGATCTGTGTATGATCCTTTTCTGTTGTTCCGTCGTTCGTACCGATATATTTGTGGACAAAAAGGTCTGTACCACCTACGGTAAACATTTCATTTATTTGTCGATCCAGAAATTTGAAGTCTGCACCGCGCTCTGGTTTATATAAACTAAGTCTTGGCATATACATATTTATCGAAAGATAAATACTATATCGGAGAAACGTAAATGGCAGTATCGCAAACACAAAAACAAGAGGTATTCGACTATGTAAATGCTTTCCTAGGAGGAGGCATGGTAGATGTCGAATTGGATCCAATACATTATGAAACTGCATTAAAGAAAGCACTTTCTAAATTTAGACAGCGTTCAGACAATAGTGTGGAAGAATCATACTTGTTTATGCCTACTGTTGAAGATCAAAATGAATACATACTACCAGAAGAAGTAGTAGAAGTTCGTAAATTATTTCGCAGAAGCATTGGCTCACGTAGTGGCGGCGGTGACGGCGGAACACTATTTGAACCATTTAATATGGCTTACACAAACACATATCTTTTGTCGAGCAGCAATTTAGGGGGCTTAGCCACGTATGACCTGTTTGCAGGATACCAAGAGTTAGTCGGACGTATGTTTGGTTCATTTATTGAATTCAAATGGAATACAACAACTAGAAAATTAACACTTCTACAACGTCCCCGCACAGAAGAAAATTTACTTCTTTACGTTTACAATTATCGTCCAGATAGCGAATTACTGAAAGATTATCTTGCAAGTCAATGGATTAAAGATTATACACTAGCAGGTTGTAAGTATATGCTCGGTGAAGCAAGAAGTAAATTCGCAACTATTGCAGGTCCACAAGGAGGATCAGCACTTAATGGTGATGCACTCAAACAAGAAGCACAGGCCGAAATGGAAAAATTAGAAGCAGATGTGACACTGCAAGTTGCAGGCGGCACCGGCTATGGGTTTACAATTGGTTAATGGGCGAGTTTAGCCACAAAGAGGCTCATAGGCTTTTTTGGATGGTTAAAGGTCATCTTAGCAGTAGCGAGAAAACTATATTAGATTCAGCACCCGGGTACTTTAATAGGTTATGGGGGAATCACGAAAATGTCTATAAAGAAGAAGGTTTTGAAGAAGCATATAAAAAACTTCTTGACAAAAGGTCCTGATCCTATTATAATATAATTTATATTGTAAAGGATATCTTTTTTATGTTACCAAAGTTACTTATTGTTGGCCACGGCCGTCATGGTAAAGACACTGTCTGCGAAATGTTAGAAAAATATGGTTATACATTTCAATCAAGTTCCAAATTCTGTTCAGAGCTTTTTATATTTGAAGATCTAAAAGACAAGTACGGATATGCTAACGAACAAGAATGTTACGCAGATCGACATAATCATCGTACAGAATGGTACAACATGATACACGATTATTGTAAAAATGATCTAGCACGTCTTGGACGTAACTTGTTTTCTCAAAATAAAATTTATTGCGGTCTACGCAATAAGCGCGAGTTCTTTGCAATGCAAAATGAAGAAATTTTTGACTATGCTATTTGGGTAGATCGCACAGATCACTTACCTACAGAAGATCCTAGTTCAATGAGTATTGAGCAATGGATGTGTGATTACACTATTGATAACAATGGCGATTTAAAAAGATTAGAAAGAAACGTAGATACGCTTATTCGCACCATCTTTAGAAATCAGGGACTAGGTCACCTTGCTTCCAGCGCACCCCGTCTTTCTGAAGAATACGCTGACAGTTAGCACAAATAGTTTTTAAATTATTAGGCCGACAATTATTTAAATCGCCGTCAATATGAAATACGTTGAACTGTTCTGTGTGTTTACTTTTGAACCCACATTTTTCACAAGTATCCTTTTTTTCATATCCTCTTTGTTTCCATTTAGGAATACCGTGACCTATACCGTTACGCAAACATCGTTCACATAAACTTCTATAATAAGTCTTGCCGTCTTTTTTATAGTTTATAGCAGCAGGACGCTGTCCGCATTGACATAAAGGTCTCATACTGTATTTACCTCACCTTTTCGGTCCCTTTTTATGGTGGTTTATTAAGGCGAATTATATCTTTTGTGCTAAATAATAGTAACAAACCCATATTACTATAGGAGATATAAAATGGCACTAACATCACCAGGAGTACAGGTATCCGTAGTAGACGAAAGTTTCTACACACCAGCGGAGCCAGGTACAGTTCCAATGATATTTGTAGCCACCGCCGAAAACAAAACTAATGGCGCTGGTACAGGTATTGCACAAGGAACATTAAAAGCAAATGCAGGTAAACCTTACTTGTTAACATCACAGCGCGATTTAACAGAAACATTTGGCGATCCTGTATTTTACACAGATAACAATAATAATCCAATTCATGCAGGTGAGCTTAACGAATATGGCTTGCAGGCTGCTTACTCACTATTAGGTGTAAGCAACAGAGCATGGGTTGTTAGAGCAGATGTAGATACTAGCGCACTACAAGCAAGCGCAGATGCACCAGCAGCTGATCCTGCAGATGGCGCATACTGGTTCGACACTGCAACTACAAACTTTGGTATTTTTGAATGGAACAATGCAGCAGCAACAGCAGGCGGACAAAGTTTTGCTAATAAAGTTCCAGTTGTAATTAGTGACTCAACAAAAGTAGTTGACTTCGATGGCGGCGACTACACTCCTAAAGGGTCAGTTGGAGCAATTGGAGACTATGCAGTTGTAGCAGTAACCACTACAAACAGATTTTGGTATAAAGACTCCGCAGGTACTTGGAGAGAAGTTGGAACTAGTGCTTGGGTTGGCAGTATTCCAACAGTAACAGGCGGAACTGTAGGTACTATTACAGCAGGTGAAAGATTCTCAATTAATACAGTTGATATTATTGCACCAGCTAATCCAAACGACACGTTAGATGGTGTTGTTGATTACATTAATAACACTGCTGCTATTCCAGGTGTTAGCGCAGCAAACATTGACGGTAGACTAGTAATTTATAATGATGGTACAACTACTTCTACTATTACTATTGCAGAAGGCGATGGACTAGCAGCAAGCGTAGGCTTTGGCTCAGGTGACGGACAAGTTGCAATTGGCAGTGCGTTCCCAGTACCAGCATTGGCTATCCAAGCACATACTTCAGTACCACAGTGGAAAGCAACTTCAGGCAACAAGCCAACTGGCAGTGTTTGGGTTAAAACTACTGAACCAAATTTAGGTGCTCGCTGGAGAGTTAAGTCTTGGAATGCAGATACAGAGTTATGGGATTTAATTCCTGCTCCAATTTATGCTAATAACCAAACAGCTATTGCAAAACTAGATAGTGCAGGCGGCGGTGCAAACTTAGCAGTGGGTGATTTATATGTTCAAAGTAATGTTAGCGAAAATGCTTCATTAACTGCTACATTTAAAATCTTCCGCAGACAAAATGCAGGTGCAACTAGCATTACAAGTAGTGCAGTAACAGCAAGCACATTTGCTAACACTACAACATATACTTTTACTATTGCAGAATCAACAGTAGGTGATGAAGCATTAGCATCAGCAGTAAATATTAGTTTCACAACTACTACAGCAGCAACGTCAGATGCAGATTTAGTTGCAGACGCAATTAACGCCGCTGGCCTAACAAACATTGTTGCTACAGTTGATTCTTTAAATAGAATTGTAATTAGTCATACTAAAGGTGGTGAATTCCGTTTAGTTAATGGCACTAATACTCCATTAACTGCATTAGGATTTAGCACAAGTACTACTAACTTATATGCTGATCCTAACGGAAACTCAACAGACTTTGTTGCAACTAACTGGAAGGTATTATCATATGAAGCATCAGATAATGCACCAACTGCACTAGCAGCAGACGGAACATTATGGTATAGTTCAGTTATCGACGAAGTTGATATCTTAGTACATGACGGAACTAAGTGGGACGGTATTCAAAACGTTTACGGTGCAAGTGCTGGCGTAACAGTTGCAGCAAGTGAGCCTAGCAGTCCAGATAACAATGATATTTGGGTTGACTCAAGTGATTTAGAAAACTTCCCAACAATTTATAGATATAACAATTCATTACAAAAGTGGGTACTAATTGACAAAGGCGATCAAACCACAGAAGACGGCATCTTATTTGCAGATGCACGTTGGAATACAGATGGCTTAACTGCTGACGAAGCAACAATTAGTGAACTAGCTGGTAGTGACTTTGTTGATCCAGACTGCCCAGATCCGGCACTATATCCACAAGGTATGTTGCTTTGGAACTTACGCAGAAGCGGATTTAACGTTAAGAAATTTGTACGTAATTACATTGACGTAACTGCTGACAATGGTCGTTACAACGACGAAGCAATGACTAACTATTATCCACACAGATGGGTAACTGAGTCAGGCAACCAAGAAGATGGTTCAGGTAGCTTTGGACGTAAAGCACAGCGTAAAGTTGTTGTACAAGGTCTACAAGCAACAGTTAACTCAAATGATGACATTAGAGATGACGAATCAAGAATCTTTAACTTAATGGCAACACCAGGTTATCCAGAACTAATTGGTGAAATGGTTAGCTTAAACTACGATAGAGGACTAAGTGCATTTATTGTTGGCGATTCACCAGCAAGACTAACTTCAGATGCTACTTCACTTAACGAGTGGGGACAAAACATTAATCTAGCAGTTGAAGATAACGACGACGGTCTAGTAAGTAGAGATGAGTACTTAGGTATATTTTACCCATGGGGCTTCACAAGTGACAATGCAGGAAACAACGTTGTTGTTCCACCAAGTCATATGATGCTACGTACTATCGCATTAAGCGATCAGGTTAGCTATCCTTGGTTTGCACCAGCAGGTACAAGAAGAGGCGGAATTACAAATGCTACAGCAACAGGTTATGTTGATGGTGAAGGCGAATTTGTAAGTATTGCACTTAACGAAGGACAGCGTGATACACTATACAGTGTTAACGTTAACCCAATTACATTTATCAATGGCGCAGGACTTGTTAACTACGGTCAAAAGACTCGTGCAAGAGGTGCAAGTTCACTAGATAGAATCAACGTAGCACGTTTGGTAATTTACATGCGTTCACAGTTGAACAAACTAGCAAAACCATATATCTTTGAACCTAATGACAAGATCACACGTGATCAGATCAAACAGGCAGCAGAGAGCTTGATGCTAGAGTTAGTAGGCTCAAGAGCACTATACGACTTCTTAGTTGTATGTGATGAGAGCAACAATACTCCGGCACGTATAGATCGTAACGAGCTATACTTAGACGTAGCTATTGAACCAGTGAAAGCAGTTGAATTTATCTATATTCCACTACGCTTGAAAAACACCGGTGAAATAGCAGGACTGTAAATTGATAAATAATATTAACATAGGAGCAAAATAAATGGCTATTTCATCATTATCAAGAATCACAGTTCCGTTAGCTTCAGACGCAAGCAACTCTACACAAGGGTTGCTTATGCCAAAACTCCAGTATCGCTTTAGAGTGAGCCTAGAAAACTTTGGTGTAAGTGCTGGCGAAGTTACAGAACTTACTAAACAGGTAGTTGATGTTACTAGACCTAACGTTAGCTTCGAGACAATGACTGTTGACGTATACAACTCAAGAGTTTATCTTGCAGGTAAACATACCTGGGAAGCTATTACACTTAACTTACGTGACGATGCAACAGGTGCAGTACAAAAACTAGTTGGTGAACAACTACAAAGACAGTTCGACTTTATGGAACAGTCAAGTGCAGCATCAGGTATCGACTATAAGTTTGTAACTAGAATTGAAATTTTAGACGGTGGTAATGGTAACTATGCACCTGAAACATTAGAAACTTTTGAGCTATATGGTTGTTACTTAGAAAGTGCAAACTACAACTCACTAGCATATTCTGCTAACGAGCCTGTAACAGTAGCACTTACAATCAAGTATGACAATGCAATCCAAACACAAGGCGCAAGCGGTGGCGGTATTGGTACTGCTATTGGCAGAGCTGTAGCAGGCGTTGCATCAACTACTGGTGTAGGTTAATAGTTTTAAACAGTTTAGTCAACAGTAAAGGGGCTTTAATGCCCCTTTATCTTTATATACGCATATAATATTAATGGATAAATATTAGTATGGCAAGTATATTCACTGGATTTTTAGACAACGTATTAAATGGAGCATTATCGCCCAAAGGCAATATGGCCGATTGGACTCATGCTGCACGACTTTATACAGATGATAATTTTCGTTTAGCTCCAAAACAAAAATTTCTTTATCATGTATCAATGAATCTTAATGAAAATGTTATTAATAAAATACTTCCTAATTGGGATAAAAAGCACGGTACTGAAGTCAACATGCTTGTTAAAGCTGTAACACTTCCAAAATTTGATATTAGTGTAGAAACTAAAAACAAATATAATCGTAAAAAGAATTTACAAACACGTATAGATTACAGTCCAGTAACAATTACATTCCATGATGATAATAATAGTTTAACTACACAATTATGGGCGGCATATTATCAGTATTATTACAGAGATGGAACTTACGGTAGCAGAGACGGTGCTGGCAAGCCCAATCAAACAGCTCGTCCATACGATAGATTTAATGCTTACAAAGGTGGCGATTCTAATGGCGATCGATTCGGCTTTGATAACGACAGCTATGAGCCGTTCTTTACTAGTATTCAACTTTCACAATTAGCTCGTCACCAATATATGACATATACACTAGTCAATCCAATTATTGAGAACTGGACACATGATTCACTAGATAATAGTGCTGGAGCAGAACCTGTACAAAATAGTATGACAGTTGCATACGAAACAGTATTCTATGCAGATGGACCTGTAGAAGATGGTAATGCTCCTAAAGGATTTGCAACTGAACATTATGATTTAACACCTAGTCCTATTGCAGCAGGTAGTGCAACGAGTTTATTTGGCAGTGCAGGTGTACTAGCCGGAGGGGCAAGCGTACTTGGTGATCTTTCAAGCGGTAAGGCAGATTTAGGTACAATTTTAACAGCAGCACGTACAGTTAAAAATGCTAAGAAACTTACAAAAGAAGGCTTACGTAACGAAGCATTCCAGGTAGCAGGTAGTTCAATTAGAACTGCTACAGGAACAAATGTAAGCGGATTAGCAAATACAAGTTTCCCCAAATCTGGAGGTAATGGAACACAAACTACAGCAGCAATACCGGTTTCTTCACAAAAACAAAATAAATTCTTCCCTCCAGTAGAACTACAAGAAACTTTAGATTCTAACATTACTATTAAAAATGCTGTTGCTAGAAAAGCATATGCTATCGGAGCAATTGGTGACAGTGTTGGTCTAAGCAACGGTTTATCTGCATTTGATAACTTAACAGCATCAGAAAAAGCACAACTTAGAGACGCAGTTGATGAAAATATTAGCAACGGCAACCAGAAAGTTATAGGAATTGCAAATCAAGTTGTAAGTAATCATGTAGAAAACGGCCAGGGAAATACATCAACTGTGTCACAACAAAAGAATCCGTTAGGAAATACATAATATGTCAAATTTACCAAAATCAAATAACAACGATAGTGCTGGAGAAGTTAAAGAATTTTTTAATCAATACCTTACAGAAAAAACTTCTTATCCTGCAAATGATGTAGATGCAGTTATAGGTTTTTTTGAAAATAGAGGTTTTGAAAAAAGCTCAGCAATATCTACTGCTACAGTATTATTACAACAAGCAAAAATTGATAATGTAAAAGTATTTGAACTTATAGATACTCTAAAAGGATTAGATTCAATTCAATTAAGTAATGTTGTAACAACAATATTAAATTACAATAGACAAAAAATTAGTACACTAGGATACAAAGTAGTATCTAAGTATGAAAAAACAGAAAAAAGAAATATAATAGTGTAATAATATGATATGGGTAGATTTGCGCAAGGAAAATTTTCTCTTAAAAATCCAGAGAAGTATGTAGGCACAAAAACACCAACTTACCGTTCAAGTTGGGAATTCACTTTTATGAAATTTTGCGACGAACATCCTAGTGTTGCAAAATGGGCAAGTGAAGCAATTAAAATTCCCTATAGAAATCCATTAACAGGTAAACATACAATATACGTACCTGACTTTTTTATTGCTTATGCAGACAAAAAAGGCAAGAGTAGAGTAGAACTTATAGAAGTTAAGCCCGAAAATCAAACACTAAAAGAAAAATTAGGACGTAGTCGTGCTAATCAAGCAGCTTGGATTGTTAATCAAGCAAAGTGGGAAGCAGCAAGAGCATATTGCAAACAAAAAGGCATATTTTTTAGAATTATAACTGAACAAGATATATTCCATAATGGTAAGCGACGATAAATAATAGTAGCATATAATGGTAAAAGGTCATGACTAAAAAATTAGAAGATTTGCTTAATATGGATGATTCGAAAGAAATTATCAAACAAGCAGAAGCACAAGAAAAAGCACAAGCCAAACACGAAATAGCTCACGAAGAAAGTTTTCGTGACATAGCAGAGTTTGATAAAATATCTAAAGCATTACCTCAAGTAAAAGGTCTTGGCGATAAGGCAGATGCAGAATTAGAAGATATTGCTCAACGTGCTCTAAGCGCATACGAAGATCTAATGGATCTAGGTATGAATGTTGAAAGCAGATATAGCGGTCGTGTTTTTGAGGTTGCCGGCGGAATGCTTAAAACATCTCTAGATGCAAAGACTGCTAAACTAGATAAAAAATTAAAAATGATTGAGCTACAACTTAAAAAAGAAAAAATGGATAAAGACGGCGGTGTAGAAGATGGTATGCTCAGTGGCGAAGGCTATGTAGTTACAGATAGAAATAGCCTTTTAGAAAAGCTAAAAGGCTTGGATAAAGATAAATAACATATAACGGGAATATGTAAGATGGAAACAAGATTTCAAGAAATACTAAACGAATCTAAAAAAACATACGATTTCAAAGTCGGCATTGCGGGAGAGCTTCCTGAAGGCTGTGAAGATCAAATTAGAAAGTGTTTAGAAAAATATAGTGTGGTTGAGATGAAAAAAGGAAAGAGAACTCCTGTACAGGAACGTCCTTTAGATTTCCCACAATTAGAAAATACTGAAGTTACATACTTTGAAGTAACTTTAAATTATCCATCAACACCCGATGTACTTCAAGAATATATCGGTGATTGTTGTGACATTGACCAATCATATATTATTGTTAGACATCCCGGAGCAATGCAAGAAAAGTATCAAGAAATGCCAGAAGATACTACTTATGAAACAATCTTAACACAAGAAGATATGGGCGGAACTAGCGCACAAGATTCAGTTGGCGAGAATCGTGTAATGGATCTTCTTAAAGAGCTTGAAAAAGCTCGCAAAGAAACTGCGCAGGAGGCAAACTAAAATGAGTATAAGAAAACTGATCGAATCAATGGATCGCATTGAAGAGTGCGGAATGGACGAAGGCGGTATGCCACCGATGGCTCCACCACAACCTATGCCAAGAGACGAAGGCGATCCAGTATCAATGAATGTGTCATTAAATGCACGTGGTAAAGATCATGTAGCAGACTTAATTGACATGATGAAAAACGCAGGCTTAAAAGATGCAGAACCAGTAAGTCCTGAAATGATGCCAATGCGCAGAGATATGGAAAGACTACGTGATATTGTAGACGGACCAAAAGACATGGATGACTTAAAACCAGGTATGCAAAAAGAACCTTGTCCTAAATGTGGTAAAGTACACATTGGAATGAGTAGTTGTAATGATTCAATTGAAAACGACGATGAGGCAGTAGAAGAATACGATAACGAACCAGATGAACAGTATGGCGCAATTGATGATGTAATTCCTTCAGGCGACGACTTACACAAATCTAAAAAGGGTTATGCAGCGGCAGCAGGTGGAGATAATCCAATGGCTGTTGAAGACGAAGAAGAAACACTAGAACAACAAATTCTTAAAGCACTAAAAGACGAATACGAAAACTTTAAAGAAGGCGAACCAGACGACGAACACGATCACGAGGATGGTGCTGACATGGAGGCTTGTCCCGAATGCGGTGCTAAAAAACAAAAACTAATGGCTTGCTCATCCTGCGGTTGTAGTTAAAAAAACACTAAACTCAATAGGGCCACTAGGCCCTATTTTTTTGGTTAAATACAGTATGGCGATTAAAAGTTTAGACGGTGTTTTAACCAAAAAAGCAAACACTAAAGAAACATACACTGAAACACAAATTCAGGATCTAGCACAATGTATGGATCCTGATAATGGCTATCTGCACTTTGCAAAACACTTTGCATACATACAGCATCCTGTAAAAGGCAAACTTATGTTTGATCCTTACGAGTATCAATTACGTTTGATGCACAGTTATCACAACTATCGCTTTAACATCAACATGATGCCGAGACAAACAGGCAAAACTACTTGTGCAAGTATCTATCTTGCTTGGTATGCAATGTTTAACCCAGATCAAACTATTCTTGTTGCTGCGCACAAATACACAGGCGCACAAGAAATTATGGCACGTATACGCTATGTGTATGAAACATGTCCAGACCATATTAGAGCAGGTGTTACGTCATATAACAAACAGTCAATAGAATTTGAGAATGGATCACGTATTGTAGCACAAACAACAACAGGCAACACAGGACGTGGTATGAGTATTTCGCTACTATATTGTGACGAGTTTGCGTTTGTGCAACCTAACATTGCCGAAGAGTTTTGGACTTCAATTTCTCCTACACTAGCAACAGGTGGTCGTGCTATTATTACATCAACACCTAACTCAGACGAAGATACATTTGCTACTATTTGGAAACAAGCAGAAGAAAAGTTTGATGCTCACGGTAATGAACAAGAGCTAGGAATAAACGGCTTTCATAGTTTTGTTGCAAGTTGGGACGAACATCCTGATCGCGATGAAAAATGGAAAGAAGAAGAAATAGGACGTATCGGAGAAGAAAAGTTTCGTAGAGAATATGGCTGCGAATTCTTGGTATTTGACGAAACATTAATTAATTCTATTAAACTAGCAACAATGGAGGGCAATAGTCCTATACTTAATATGGGTCAAACACGCTGGTATAAAAAACCTACAAGTCAGTATACATATGCAGTAGCACTAGATCCTAGCATGGGCACTGGAGGGGACTTTGCTGCAATACAAGTATTTGAATTACCTAGTTATGAACAAGTAGCAGAATGGCAACATAATCAAACAGGAATTCCTGGACAAGTAAGAATACTTGCAGACATTTGTAAGTATATTGCAGATACAACAGGTAACGAAAACTGTGTGTATTGGAGTGTTGAAAATAATGGTATAGGCGAAGCGGCACTAATCGTTATAAACGATTTTGGGGAAGAGAACATTCCGGGTTTGTTCGTAAGTGAACCTATAAGAAAAGGTCACGTTAGGAAGTTCCGCAAAGGATTTAATACTACACATTCAACAAAAATTACTGCTTGTAGTAGACTTAAAACAATGATAGAGAATGATAAAATGGTTGTACATTCTAAACCATTTATATCAGAATTAAAAGGGTTTGTTGCTACAGGATCAAGTTATCAAGCAAAGTCGGGAATGACAGATGATTTAATAAGTGCAGCATTATTAGCAATAAGAATGATGAGTGTACTTAAAGATTGGGATCCAAGAGTGTACAATACATTCAATCAAGCAGATCATGACGAAGACTACGAGCCACCGATGCCAATCTTCATTAGTAGTAACATATGATAAATACATTATGCAGAACTTAGACTTAATAGCAGAAGAACTATTCAATAAAATAAGAGGACGCTTTCCGAGTGTCACTATAGGCGATGCTGACGGCAACGTCACAAACGAACCTACACAGGCTCGTTATTTTGATTTTAACTTTATGAATGAAGGTCGTCCTGTTGGAAAGGTAAGTGTAAGTTTAGATGAAAAAAATCTAGCAGTTGTATATGGTGAAGACTTAATTGCTAACGAAAGTGATTTGATAAAAAATAATTGGTATGATTTTTTGAAAGAAATACGTATGTTTGCTAAGAAGCGAGCATTAGTTTTTGATACTAGAGATATTACTAAATCAAACTTAAATAGTAGAGACTATAAATTTTTAGCAACAAACCGTGGCAGGGAAAAAGAAATGAACGAATCAAAAATGTATGGAACATCAAGAGTAAGTTATCAAGACTTCGATGGCGCACGTTTAATGATCAAGCATACTGAAAGTATTGATCAAGAAGCACCAGGAGGCAGAGCAAAGAAAGTTGGCGGCCTTTATATTGAAAGTGCAGAAGGTGAAAGATTCAAATATCCCTACAAGCATCTAACAGGTGCTAGAGCTATGGCACGTCATGTTGCAGAAGGCGGTAATGCTTATGATGACTTTGGTAAGCACATTGTAAGTATGTCAGAAGAAATGAACAAACTACGCAAGTTTAAAACTTACATGGGACGTTCAGCAGTAATGGCAGAAAGCCTAAGTGAATATATGGATGTTGTTAAAGAACGTATCGCTACTGTTAAAAAGACATTAGAATCTCTACAACGTCCAGCATACTACAAAGAAGCATTTGATGGTTTTGAAACTGCTGTACTAGAAGAAGTACCTAGTGATGTTGCTGAGAACTGGATCGATCAATTAACTATTAAACAGTTTAATGAAGAACTAGCAGA